TGCCGTCACATTCCCCAACGCATTTGTTTGCAAATTCCTTGATGATGTAGGGAACAAGGCGACTGGTGCAAGTTGGGAATCGTGGGATTTGCTATCATCTATTAAGGTTGCAGTTTCAGACCCCGGTGGAAGTATTAAAGACCTGAAAAACCTGACTCCATCAGCAGAAAAAGATGATACTTCAGGGGAATATGAAGATGCTGATTATTATAAAAACTTTTATAAGGTATCACTTATGTTTGACGGATACCAAGAGTCATGCTTAGGTGAAACTGTTTATACAAGCTCGCCTAATCCAAATGAAAATGGGCATAAAATCACTATAGAGGTATTAGCATCTATGTTAGCTCCAAGAATATCACATGTTAATATTTATAGAGCTAAGGCTTGGGATGGTGGTGCTACAACACCAGACTTAGATTATAATCTAATCGAATCGGTTTCATTAGAAGGCGCAGGTTGGGAATCATCTACTTCTGGTTATGTTAAATACGAAATCATGGATAACAAAGGAACGAACTATGGAAGCTATGAGGCGTTAACTGGTTTATCACCTGCAATGACTGTTAATTGGGTAGGTTATAGTGAATCAGAAGAGTGTGCTGGTTACTTATTTACTGCAAATGCAGGGAATGAGGAAATGACTAATGTAGGAAACTATGTATTTAGAAGCAAGGCTGGAAAGTTTAGTATGTTTAATTGGGCTAATGAATATGTAGCCTTACCAGATAAGCCTACTGCTTTAAAGGCATATAAAAATCTGTTATTTGTTTTTACTGATTCAAAAGTTTACGCAATAAATCCTAATAACCTTGCTATAGTGGATGTTATTGATGGGATGGGATGCTTGGACCCTGATAGTGTATTAGCTACTGATTTTGGTATGTTCTTTGCAGATAAGCATGGGGTATATCAGCACGATGGTAGGAAGGGAGCTATAATTAGTTCCCCTATATTTACAACGGACAATACTAGTTTGTCAAATTTTACTTGGGATAGCATCAGTGAGTCTCTTATAACCTCTCCACCAAAACTAGGCTTTGACGGACAAAGAAAAGCTTTGTTTGTAGTTTTTGATGTGAGCGGTAACAGTTATGCATGGGTATATAGTGTGGGAACTAAAAGATGGGATTTGTGGAGTTTCACATCCCCAATTAAATCTTTGACTCAGGGCAAATTTGGAGAGGTACTTGCATCAGACGGAAAACTAGCACAAATAGGGACAAGTTCAACAAGGAAACCTTGGGAGTTTATTTCAAAGAAAATAACTGCTGGGTTTGATACATATGAAAAGTCTTTTTCGGAAATACATGTAGAAGGAGATTCTGGTTTAACAACTACTTATAAAACATCTGGTGTTTCAAGTTACCAAAGCTTAACTTCTAACCGTATTGCATCCGCTTACAAGAAAGCTAAGTGGTTACAACTACGAGTTGTTGACGGAGCAGGAACAAACCAGATGGAGTCAATTGGCGTACATTTAAGACCCCTTAGGGCAAAGAGTTCAAAAGTATAATGAGTAGAATAGAAGACCCAACTACAGCACGAGAGTTTGAAGACCTCGAAGAAAGGGTTGAAAAGCTCGAGCAGTCTTTAAAAGGAACAAGAGAGACATCTTCATCAAAGAATGCAGACAAACAGAAAAATTCATATAGGGTCATCAAAGCAGATGGCGACCACTTTGTCGAGTTCAAAACAAAAGAGGGTTGGGTTCGCTCAGACTCTTCAAACTTCAAAATAAGGTAAATTATGAGTTGGTTAGGTCAAACAATGGATTTCTTTGCAGGTAACCCAGACTTAGGTTCAATGAAGTCTACCCTAGGTCAGGGAATGCAACAGAATATTTCTGGTATGCAGGGCGTAGCAGGTCAACTAGGAAAACTAGGAGCACAAGCTACAGATTTTAATAGTGGTACAAATTTAGCGCAGAGAGGTCTTCTCCAAGATGCGGCAAGTAATGCAACAGCTCAGGGAGGCATGCAAGCTCAAAGAATGGCGGCTCAACAGGGCATGGGCGGTTCAGGGTTGCTTCAACAAGCAACTAATAACCAAGCCTATTCAAACATGATGGGGGCTGGTAAACAAGGTTTAGGAGCTTTCTTACAACAACAAAAATTAGGTGCTGGATACCTACAAGGTCAAGGTCAGATGCTAGGACAAGCTGGTAAAATGCAGAGTGAGATGAATGTAAACGAGGCAAATGCTATGCGTGACAATGCGGCTAATAGAGGTGCAATGGGACGAGATATACTTGGTTTCGCGGCTGGCGTGGCTGGTTTTTAGGTAAAAAATAGGAATATAATATGGCAACTTATCAGAGTAATACAGGCGGGTACGCAAATCGAGGTGGGAATTCAATGTTTAATCAGCTTAATGCGGCTACCCTAAGAATGCAAGAAGCAAGACAAGCGAAGAGAACTTCGGATTGGTATGCTAAGCAAGACGCAACCAATCTGGGGAAAATCTCTGATGATTTTTATGGCTCATATGGTAAGAATGAAAATATTCAACTTGGTGCCACAAAGAATTGGAGAGAGCATTATGATGATTTAACTGGCGGTGATATGAAAAAGATGAGGAAAATCCATGGCGCAATGGGTACTCCTGAGAATCTTAAGAAGCACTTCGAGAAGAAGACATCGGAAAGAGACCTACATATCATGAACGCTATTAAAAGAAAAATGGCAGAAATGGGTACTGGCGACCTTCATAAGGTGATTCCCAAGTTTAATGAAGAAGGTGGAAAAGAATTTAGAGAATGGTATAACAATGCTAATGATTTAACTCGCGAAGAGCTGAGAAAGGCAGGTTACCAACCCGGTCAAAAGGAAGTAGCTTTTACCCCTAATTGGATTGAAAAGAGACAAGCTCAGGGTAAAAGTACAGCCCCCTATCTAACGGCGGCTGGTGGTGCAGGAGCCTATGGTGCATATATGGGTGCTGGAAAGATTAAAGGAATGATGAGCCAACTTGAGGGAACTGCCCAAGGAAGGGAACTTATAAAAGCGGAAATGGTTAGAAGCTCAGGACCCACTAGAACTAGAATTGAAGAAAGAATTGCTAAGTACAAAAACCAGCTAAAGACTAGTCCGGGTTCTAAAAAAGCGGCTAGGAATCTAAAGAGGTATGAAAAATATTTAAAGACCTTAGATGATACTGGGAGAATACCCTATAGAATGGGTGGAGGAGCCCAAATGAGGGAGGCTAAGAACGCAGTAAGAGACCAATTAGTGAAACAATCCAAGGCTGGATTGCTAGGAAAAGTAAAAGGAGCCGCACGATACGGAGTTGGTTATTATGGTGGTGGTCAAATTGGTGGAGCAATAGAAAGTGCTATTACAGGTAAAGATGATGGATGGGTTGGAGAGACAGTTGGTGGATTAGGTCTTCCTCCTGCTGTTAAATCGTTAGCAAAATCTAAAGCAGGGAAATCGTTAATTAATCATATTATGAAATCAATGGGTAAAACAGTATTGGCATCTCAAGCTTTTGATGCTGGTGTACCTACTTATGTAGACCTAGGAGCTGGTGTACTTGGTGCAGGAATAGGTGCTTATAATTGGTATAAAGACAAGTAACCATGATAAGACATGGTTTCCAACCTACTCTAGACCAAGAAACCACTAATCAACTTCTAGAGCAGTATACGCAGGACCCCGATAAGTTCCAACCTGAGCAACAAACTTTGCTTAGGGAACATGCGGAACATTATAAAATAAAATCCCCCGATACTCAGTTGGCTGAGAACGGCTTTGGCAGTATTATGTCACAGGCTGGTAAAGGCTGGTTTGCTGGGTTCACTACATTAAATATAGACCATGGTAATGCTGATGCACAACCTCGTACATCATGGGAGAGAATAGCAAGAAGCCTTGGTCACTTAGGTGGTTTCATTGGATACATCCCCGGCTTAAGTATATTAAGTAAGGTTGGTAAGGCAAGTAAGTTGGCTACTAATCTCATGAAAATAAGAGGGCACTCTATTCCATTAATGGCTGGAAAAGCGGCTACTGCAGGGATAAAGAAAACTGCTGTAGCTCTTAGTAAAAAGGGCATAAATAAAAAAGGAGAAGCCGTTAATGCTGTGTCTAAGTTTATGGATACTGTACCCGGTGACATGGTTGAGGGGGCTCTAAATCTTGGTATAGCTTCTGGTGTATCATCGTGGCAAGATGGTATCCATGCAGTAGCGGACTCTATGATTGGTGGTGGAGTAGCAGGTGCAGGATTCAGGGCTATTGGTAACCTTATAAAAGTACCCGGTGCAAAGCCTGTTCTCCCCGGTACTAAATTAAAAGACCTAACGAAGGCACAGGTAAATGAAAAGGTTTTAAAAGGAATAGCTGGCTCTTTGATGATGGGTCTACCCGCTACATTGCGGGGAGCCACTACTGAAGAACAAATATATGATTATCTATTGGGTGCTTTCTTTGGACAAGGCGAACAATATATCAAGAATAGAAGGGCTATAGAGCACCTTTATAAGATGAAGGCTAAGTATAAAGACCCAGAATCAGGTGTTATAGGGACTGCTCATCCTGAGCTTGTAGAAGGATGGGAACATATGGATTCCCAGACTAAGGAGCTTATCAGAGAGATTACTACGCAGGATGCAGAGCAAGGTGGTGTTATTAGTTACTTACTCGCTAGGGACAATCTTGATAAGTTAAAAGCAATGCAGGAAGCTGAGACAAAGGCTAAAGAGATATATGAAGGGGAGCCTATTGAGAGAGTAAGGAAGCCTGAGGAAGAATTAACAGTAAGTAGAGATGGTAAAGGAGCAGATGGAGAAACAAGTCCTGAATTAGTTGACCCACAAGCAGACACCTATGAGGCATTGTTCCTAAAGACAAAGCATTATGTACAAAAGTATCTAGAACAAGAATGGATAGAAGCCCCAGATAAACAAGTAGCAATGGAAGACCATTGGAGGATAGTGAATAGGAAATGGAATGAGGTAGTGAATGGGAATCTCCAAGCAGAGTCATTAGAGAATCCTGCCGAAGAGATGATTGGATGGTTAAGTAAGAAGTATAAACGAAATATAGCACAGGGTGATGCCGAATGGAATTTTTGGATTAGATGGGGAAAGGCAAGAAAGGTAAATAAACCAGTACAGGTAGGCTCGATAGCATTAGATATAAAACCAGCTAATGAACGGATGAGAAGGTCACAGGACCCTGAATTTATAGACCAAGCTCCTGATGTAAAGATAGATATATTAAATCCAGCTTTAGAACATGATGCAGTAAATCAAGCAGGGAATGCAAAACAACTACGAGAGCCAGTAAAAATTATTGAGGAAGTTTTCTTAAATGAATACGAAAAACGGCACGGATTAAGACCAGACCCCAGAACTGAACCAATATATGCAGTCATTGATAATATAGTAAATAATAAAAAATCTTCAGGAGCATATTTCGAAGAGCAAAGTTTTACAGATTGGAAGAGAAGATTAGTAGAGGAAGTAACCGCAGATGCAGAACTACGAGACACTAGAGATGGAATGTGGGAACACCTAGAGACAAAGAAAGCTAAGCGTGAAGCTAAGGAAGATTGGATAGAGCAAGAAACAGAAAGACAATATAATAATGTAATGGCTATGGCTGTGAAACAAATGTCTGAAAAAGGATACCTATATTTAGGTGGTAAGGGTGACGCTGAAAGAATGTATTTTGTTAGAGAGCATCCTTTCTTAAATCAAAAAATGCAATTTGAAGGTGGACGACATAAGCAAGGTGCGATACTAAAAAAGTTTAAAGAAGATTTAAAGAAACTGGACCCAGATGCTAATGAATTATATGAAAGGGAAAAAGAATTATTTGTAAAATCATTTGCCGAGAATAGCTCAATGTCAGCACAAATGAGAAAGGGTGCTTTGTCTCCAACAGAGGCAAAGCGTCTTTTTGATGCGACATATTTAAACAATATAATGTACGACCTCAGCATGAATGGGTTACCTATTTCTCTCGAGGGGTTTAGAAAGTTAAACGGGAAAGGAATGATAAAGGATGCTAAAGCTTACAATAAAAGGTCTCAAATATGGTTTACTAATGGTACCCCTGCCACTAGAGAGTATGTCCAGAAATTCCTAAGAGAGGAACATGGTATAAATATACCAGATGAAGGCTTTAAGTTTGCATTATTCAAAGATACAGTTGGGAAAGTGCATTCTAAAAGTTTGGCTGAAGAATATGTTCATACAATGGATGGTGAAATAATTACATTACCTGAGATAGTTGATGCACTCAACGCTGAGCAGGGGTTGCCTTATGGTAAAAAGTCAGGGAATGTAAACAAATCCTTTATTGTATCTAATGGCGTAGAGGAACAAATTGATATGGCTACTGGAGCAATAACAGAGGTAGCCCATGGAGGAATGCTAGGCAAGTATCAATTCAAAGGGGCTGATGCAGAGATGGCGGCTGATATGAGAGCCAGAGGTATCCATATGCTTATCCCAGAGTCAGCCGCTAAACAATCTGGTTCAAGATTTATATGGGATAAATGGGAGTGGCATAATGGAAAGTTAAGATTCAGGTCTAGTCAGAGACCCCCAACAGAAGGGGAGAAAGGACACTATAGATTACCCTTTTCCGATATAAAGGTTGTAGCATCTGAGGTAACAAGTGATAAATATATCAAGCGACAGCGACTACCAAAGCAAATGCAGTCTAGCCTGACTCCTTTCGCCTATAAAAGTATAGAGCAAAGAGTTATTGATGAAATATTTGAGAGAGCTAGTGTAGAGTCTTTTAATGGTGATATAGAGATAAACAAATTAGCAGACCAATTGCTAGGTAAGGCTGACCCAAGATTAGAGGATACAATAATAAGTAATATAGAAGACCTTGGAATACCTAGGCTTCTTAGCCTTATGAATAATCCTGCTAATGAATCATTTACTACTAAGGCTTATAATAAGATACTAAGAATAAATGAAGATATTGTTAGTGAGCTTCAAGCCGAAGGCGAGGTATCTTCTGAGCAAGCTCATGAATTAAAATTAGATGCTATGGAATGGCAGAGTGTTTTTGATAGGATTGTAAGACTAAAGCCCGATTCATTAATACCAGTACTCCACAAGGTGGGTGATAGCTATAGGGCATCTGTAATGAGGAACTATATACTTGCTCAAATTGTTAAGCCTCGAATGAAGAACAGTGCCGCATCTAGGATGACGGGGTATGATGCTTACATGCAAAAAAAGTTTCCCGAAATGAATGGACCCGATGGTGATAAAATATTCTATCTCGATGAGGGCTTCAGAGACTTAGAAATTCACCTCGATGATGGTAAGAAAGTAAAACTTGGTCAATTATGGGAGGACTACTCAGTAGGTAAACGAATATCTCCTGCAACCAAGAGAAGATATAAGAATATATTTTCAGCAATAGCCATAAGAGTCCCGATGGACTCACTCAGTGGGGCTCACAAGCTCGAATTTAGGGGCTTCACGGGCAGAACAGGCTTTGGAAGCATGTTACATCCAAGAACCATGGAAGCACTAGGAGGAGCCGATTTAGACGGCGACAAGGCAAGTATCTTTTTTGGTGGTGAGAAGCATGGGTTTAGAGAAGAATGGCAAGACGCTTATCATGCTCAGAAAAAAGAATACTGGGAGACAGATGATGGTCAAACGCTTACTGGATTAACAAAAATTATATCAGGTGCACAAACTGGTGCAGATTTAGGCGGGTTAGAAGCTGGGATATTAGCAAAGATTACAACTGGCGGGGTAATGCCCATAGGTTTCCAAGATGAGAGGGGGACACAGCCTGAATATGAAAAGAAATACGGCGTAACAGAGTATGTTAGTCAAACATCTGACGGTAGAGCCATAGATTATGCTCCTCTTTCAAAAATAGATAGTCTTGTAGCAAGTTCAAAAGGCAAAGCTGTAAGTGGTATGAGAAAGAGCACTCCCAAAGGAAAGGAGTGGAGAAATCCAAAGCATTTTGGCAATCCTTTCTCACATCTTCCTAAGAGTAGGGGTATAGTAAAGACAAAAGATTTAAAAGAAACATTAGATAGGTATCAAAAATGGTTAGAGGGGAAAGGTGATAAGGATATAGCTCAAGAGCAAAGGAAATGGATACTAGAACAGATAGATTCCGGCAAGCTCGATAATAAAAGATTTATATATATGAAGAAAACAAGTCAGCCTACTGATAATCATATCACAAGGTTAGTTGACTTCATGAGTAATAGAAGAGATAGAAGACCTCCAATGGGAGGGCATGATACCATAGAGGTTCCTAAAGACTTTGTCCGTACTGAGTTCATGAGACTCTATAGGTCAATGACAAAGAGTAATAAAGATAGAGCTATTAAGGGTGACAAAAAACAACAAGTTAGATGGCTGGACTCTGAGATACATGAGTTTTATGATGAGGTATCAAGAAAAAAATTAAACTATGAACAATTAATAGATGAAGCTTTAGATGTCCTAAGAGCAGTAAATAAATTTGGTGATAATGATGCCGTAATAAAGAAATTCAAAAAACATAGTAAGAACATAGCTAAAGCATTCCTTAGTAAAGAAGGCACCTCTGAAGATTTTTCTCATTTTTTTGAAAAACACGCTTCAAAGATTATAGGGAGAGTCGGGGTAAAAGAATTCGAGAAACAAAGAGAAGGGGTGGAATGGAGTTACGATAATATAGTAAAGTTTATTGAGTCAGAGTTACCTAAGCCCAGTAAGAAGAAGCCAAAGAAAAAAGCAGTAGATGAGTCAATACCTATTTTAGATAGGTTACCAGAAGATTTATCTGGTCCAGAGAGAATATATATACAAAGTAAGCTAGACTCAGGTGAATGGAAAATGGATGCTCAGAAACTTTATTTACCAAGAACATTCTTAAATGTTAATAGGTCAGATGGTACAGTATTGTTCTACAAAGGGAGGCTAAAGGGTGGTACTAAAGCAACGGTTTCACTCGCAAAAGAATTAGGTAAGCCATTTATAGAGAACCCTTCTGCCGCTGAGTTAAATGCTTGGCTTAACTCCAACAATATCAAGACTTTAAATGTTGCTGGTAGCAGAGAATCCAAGTCACAGGGGCTACAAAAAGAAGTTACCAATACAATAGTAGATGCATTAAAAGAGAAACAGGGTTCTGGGGAGTCTATTATTACAGATAATAAACCAGATGATATGCGTGAGTTACTAACATCACAAGACACGGAACTTCTAAGTCGTATTAAGAGTCCTACTCTAAGGTGGTCTCCTTTAATAAGATACGAAGCAAGCAAGGGTGCATACATAGGCAGAAACATGCTTGGTCCTTCTGTTGTTAATAGGTCATCAATACTTTCAGCCTATAACCAAGTTAGGTCTGTCCTTGAACATCAAGGGGAGGAGACTTGGAAGGAATATTCAAAAGGTATGTTCCCTAAACTCTTGTGGAAGTTAACACCTAAAACGCGAGAGGAAGATTTAAAACAGTTTAGAAAGGTGGCTAGGGCAACTGTTGCATTTGCATCAGACCCTATGGATGAGGCTGGATTAAAAGGGACAGATAAATTCTTCAATGCTATCTTTGATTCCCTATTCGATGCAAGGAAGGTTATAAAAACTAAGAAACATAGTTTTGAGTTAGACAATGATGCAATGACAACAAAGGATAGAAAGAAAATGTTTGTTGGTATCATGTCTGGCATAAACAGTGCATCATTTGGTAAAAATTTAGAGACAGGAAGAGCCCATAGTGCTTATGATTTTAAATCTACTATGGATAATGCAGTAAATAAATTACCAATGATTGAAGGTGGCGATAAAGGGAATAAATTTGACCTGTCATTTAATTCTAAAATAGCTGAACTAACATCAGGGCTAGACTTCTCAGATAGTCTCTTGCATCGCCTTGATGAGTTCAAGCTTGATAAATGGTATGGCGATTTGAAAGAGACACTGGACTCTGAGAGTTACCAAGAGTTAAAATCTGTGTTAGGTAGACAAAGCATGTCTGTGCCACAAAATCGTCCATTAGAAATAGTCATAAAGCATAAATTAATGAACTCAGATAGAAGAAAAGACTTTTTATGGGTATCAGAAGACCCTGATAGACCTGATTTTGGTTATTTATTGCGGAAGTATTCTGATTACTTTGTTGATATATATAAAAAACAACATCCTAACCAAGGAATTTTTAAAGAATTGCCTCAGCTTGGTGATGACATACAAAAAACAGTTAGGAAACTTTCAAAAGAAGAAGGGAAGACTCCTGATGCTTGGCTAAAAGAAAATTTTGGTAGTGAAACTAGAATTGGAGAGCATAGAAGATATAAAGTAAATGGTAGAGTACAGTGGACATTGAATGGGAAAGCTCATAATAAGATAACTAATGCAGATGTAATTGCAATGGCTGGTGGAGGTAATGCTTTAACAATTGGGCAAAGAAAAGCAATGATTGATAACATTGTAAGATTGGCTGGCGATTCTATCTCAAATGATATGGGTGACTTTGCTAGTGCTAAATTAATTAATGATATTTGGGACAGAGGTGCTCGTAGCCCAAAAGAAGTTGCTGAACTAGCTGAGTTTGCTGATTTTATACAGAAGGCTAAGAGTAAGCTCACTAAAGAAAGAGATGCCCTTGAGCCATTGCAGGATTTAAACTTAGATGATGCAACTAAAGAAAGAATTCTAGAGATTGATAGAGGGATAGAAAGCGAGACCACTACACGAGAGATGGACCAGCGAGAGATAGATGGTCTAATTGCGGAAAGAAAAAACAATATGAGTCGGCATGATAGGGATTTACTTGATGCTCTTTTAATATCAAGTTGGAGAAGAGGTAACCCCGAGCTTGTTAAGAGATTAGAAAAGGCTGAGAAGAAGATATTATCTAGTAAGAAATCCTATGGGTATAAATCTTGGACAGCTTTTCAAAGATATTTAAAAGCAAAGAGAAAGCAGTTGCACACTACGCAGTTTAATAGAGTAGGGTTTGCATCAAAGGAAGTGAGTGACCATATTATCAGGCGACAGCTTGACTTAATGGAAGAAGCCTATGAGACCTTTAGGTTTTCAGATGTTGAAAGAGACCCAACAGTTGCTGAGAAAATTGTGAAAAATCTTGATGCTGAGAATAAGAAGCAACCATTGTTCAATGATAAGGGAGAAAGAACTCAAGGTCTAGCAATACAGGCTAGTGATTATAGCCATAAGACTCAGAAATACTTAGATGAGTATGCTCCATTCGCTAACTTAGAAAAGCATAAGGACATCATGGTGTCTAGCAAGTCTAAAAAAATAATGAATGAAATTATATCTAACATGGATTACTACGGTCCAAAGACCAGAGAAGACCTACATCTTATAGTCAGGGACATGATTAATAAAGATATAAATGAAATGACACTTGAAGATTGGGAGATAGTAAATAATACTTTCAGGGATTATAGAGAGGGGAGTTGGTTTCAAAAAGTGTTTGCAAAAGTTACAGATAAATTCCCAAAATTGCAGAAAAAATATTATAGGATGTTTCCAGAAGCCATTGATAGGGATATAATGAGGCATGAAATTAAATGGAATGATACTGAAGCGTTATATAAAGACAACTATGGGAATTGGATTACTGGTAAGGCTAAGTCTGCTCAAGGATGGATGGGGGAAATTCAAAACCATATACATCTTTCTCAAGAGCTTTCTACAATGGAAACACAAAGAGAAGAAAGAGAATGGAATGAACTAACAGAACCATATATGAACACAGAGCTTGGTCAATCCTTATGGGACTATGCTGTTAGAAAGTTTGAAGCAGATTTTATACCAAAGAATTTAAGGGAGAACAACCCACATGATACAGTGTCTGAAGAGTATGCTAAGACATATGAAAGAAGGGTCGCTGACGCGGCTAAGGCTGTAGATTGGGAAAAGAATGCCGATAGATTACTCGATGTTACAGGGTCTGGAAGAAAATCTGCAAGACAGATAGTAAAAGAAATACAAGAGATGCTTGCTCTAAAGAACGAAGAGAATCATCTTAGACTAACTGGAACTGGGGACGAGGCTTTGTTACCTTTTGTAGAAAAGGCAAAAGATAAGCCCGGTATTAGTGACTTTCAGGAGCAGAAGAAAATAGAAACCTACATTGGACGGGACGCAGAAGGGGAAATTTATGAGACTGACATACCTGTTATAAGTAGAAAGAAAATGGTAGACTTTTTCTTAGACCACCTAAAACATGGGAAACCTTTCCCAGTTAAAGAGTTTGGGGTTGATGGTTTGAGAAAAATTGTATTAGGTATGCAGATGGGACAGATACGAGAGGCAGAAAGGAGAGCTGGGGACTCAAAACCAGTAAGAGAGATACTAGATGGTGGAGTATCTGGTGCATTAGGTGCAAAGAGCTCACACATGACAATGAAGACAGGCGTACTTGGTGATAGAAAAGCTATCAATGGCATGCCTGCTATCTATGGTTACTTTCCACATGTAGCAAAGATGTTTGAAAAGGGGATACTAACGGGAGACCTAACTAAGAAGATAAAAATTATATGGGAAGGGAACAGACCAAGAGAAGAGAAAGAAAAGATGGTTGCAAAATTATATCTAAGGTCAAAGCAATTGGCTGGAGATTTTGTTGAGTCCGATACTATAAATGAATCTTGGGAGGCTATCTCTGATGCGGTCATTAGTCATATTGCTAAGAAAAAACCCGATGATTCTATTAGCTGGTTTAATAAGTTAGACAGGGTTGGTAACCAATTCTCAAGAGAGAACCATGTTGATGGCTGGGACACTAGTCCTGAGGCGTACCTTGATTATACACAGAGTATAACAAAGACACTGTATAAACAGATAGGTCAAATTTTATCAAGAGAAAGTATCAACGAGTTTGCAAAGCAACATCCTGATATGCCAACAGACTTAAAGACAGGCTGGATGAATTTCTTTAAACTATATGCTCAACAATCACTAGGGTTCCCTGCTATTATACCTGAAGATATGTTTGACAATCCTAACATGAAGATAAAGGGGACACTCTATGGTGCCTTAGCAGATAATCGTGTAGCATATAGGTTTGACCAGATAGGTAGAAAACTAGGATTAGTAGGCAAGGGTAAAGAGCTACCACCTGAACTAGCGTCATTAGATAAGGTAAGTGCACAGACTGTTATAAATATAGGGAATGCTGAGGCTAAGTATGCACTTGCTACATTATTGGCTCACCCAAAATCAAGTATCGGTAACTTTCTGGGTGGTACTCAAATGACTATAGTTAATTCTGGATTAAACAATTTTATTAATGCAAAGAGCATAGATTATTTAAGAAAAACTATTGACCCTGAGTTTAAGTCTTGGGAAGATGTAAACAAATGGGTAAGAGAACTTGGTATTATTGAAGAATTTATTATTCGAGAAGTAGGTGCTAACCCACGATTAACTGGGCTTAAATGGAACGCTTTCTTAAGAGATTTTAAACAAGCCTTGAATAAAGACCCTGATTTGCCTGATATTTCTATGAAAGATTTGATGAAGAAGCATAAGTTATCAAAGGGAATGATGGATGTAGCTGGTAAGTTCATGTCTATCCCAGAAAGAATGCTTCGTAGGGATTCATTCATAGCTCACTATATACAAGCAAGGGATAAGCTTGGTGGAAGAACCCTACCAAAAGACCATCCTTATTTAATAGAGATGGGTAAAAGAGGAGTTAAGGCTACGCAGTTCTTATACTCTGTCCCCTTTAGACCTATGTTTTCAGGCACAGCTATGGGTAAAGTGATAAGCAGATTCCAATTATGGGCATGGAACTCTGTAAGATATAGAAATACTATAAATAATGAAGCCGCAATTAGAGGAGTAAAACCCGGCTCAATGGAGTATGATAGATTTAAAAGGTTAATGATAGCTGATACGCTATCGTTATCATTAGGTACAATGTTTATGTATTCTTTATTCGGTTCACAGATGCCACAGCCTTATGCTTGGTTCCAAGATTTATCTGATTGGTTATTTGGCAATGAAAAGGATAGAGACAGAGCGTTCTTTGGTTCATATCCTACAGCACTTGCTCCTTTACAGTTAATAACTCCACCCAGTGCTAGACTAACAGGACCAATACTTAATGGTTTAGTTAATGGTGATTGGGAAAAGATGTCTAACTATTATATATGGACAATGTTCCCATTTGGTAGGTTAGCAAGAGACTTGTTTGGACCCGGAGGTTTGACTGAAAATCCTTACTATGGTGTAGACAAGCTTACAGGAATACCTGTCGTTGGAGCTAAAAGGTTATCAACAAAGAGGAAGAGAGCGGAAGAAAAGGGTACAGAGTTCTGGCAACCACCGGGATTGAAAGTTTCAAACTATTTTACAACGAGTGAAACCTAATGCTATACGGAGCACAAGGAATGTTAGGTGCCATGATGGGTGGAGGGGCTACCTATGCTATTATGGATGACCCTGATGCTACTAATATTGGGTTAGGTGCGGTAGGTGGCTCAGCTATAATGAGTATGCCTAAACCAGCTATTGCTTGGGCTGGATTAAACATGAGAAACTTTTCTGCTGGGTATTATAATAAAGACCCCTTGTATAATATGACTGGTGCTGAAAAACTCATAGGCAACAAAGCAACAAGTATAAAAAGAAACTTAGCTAGTGCGATAAGAGGGAAAGGACAAGAGCTGGGATACAATAATAGTATACTTAATGTGTTGGCAAATTCTTCATCCGTAAGTGATGCTGAAGCAATACATAATAAGATAGTTAACCCTACTCAGTTTGAAGACCTTCAAGTAGAAATGAAAAAACTAGGCAAGACTCATAGCTCGATTGATGAATTTAAAAACTATAAAAATAAATTTGGTGGAGTAAACTCTACTCCTGAAGAAGCTATCTGGTGGCATAAAAAACATAATGCACTGGGAACCAATGCAAAGATTGATGGGCAAATAAGTAATATAAATGCAGAGATGTTTGAGAATGACAAGCTCTTAAAAAAGCAAACTGGCTTAAGAAAGATGGGCGAAAGATTATATAGGGATGGTAGGATTACCAAAGAACAGTACATTAAATATATTAATAGATTTGAGATGACAAGCAACATGCATGCACAAGAAGGCTCTAGGTTATTTGCAGAGAAGACTGCGCTAAGGAAAGGGTATCAAAGGCATGGTGAGGCTGATAGAAAATGGAGACATGAAATAGCTAAGAGTGAATCACATGCTATGTGGGCTAATAAAGAATGGTCAGAAAAAAGATTAACAAAGGCTGGATATAAATGGGAAGGTGCCTATAGATGGGGTGATGTAAAGAAGTATATGAATAGCGTAGGAGGAGCACAGTGGGAAGCAGATATAAATAAGTACGCAGACAAGGTAAGTAAGCTTACAGGAATGAAGAAAGGCTTGATGCTTGATAATAATACAAGTGTAAATGTTTTAAGGAATATCCACAAGGGAGATAAGATGGCTAAAAGAAAACCATCGAGAGTCTTCCAAAGAATGGGAAGAGAGGCATCTCGTGTTGCTTTTGAAAATCCACATTGGAATAAAAAAGAAGTCCTTGCTCATTTAAAGAGAAAAGTAACGGACCCCAATAGCCCGTGGAAGTTTACAATAAGAGATATCAGAGATTATGGTGACTCTTGGAAGAATGATACCTTAACTAACAAGATGAAAGATAGCAAGGTTGGGGAAATATTAAGAAGAGATATTAAACATCCATTAACTAAGCTACCTAAAGTTATAAGAGACAGGGCTCCTGCTGGGCTAATTAGATATGATAGCTGGATGCAAGAGTACTTAAATATGTCTGACTATAATCAAAGGTATTCTCCAAGAGGGCAGGACTTGTTTAAAAAGATGTCTAATGCGTATGGCAATCGTGAAGCAGGAAAGATTGTTACGCAAATGAAAAATAAGGGAGGCTTTAGGAGTGCTACTCGTGGTAGGTTCCAATTGAGTGGTATAGGAAGGGTTACAAACAGTTACCTTGAGGGTGGTATCAATGCGACTAGTGACTTCATTCCTTTCGTTGAAAAAGGTACAACAAAGGTGGCAATGAGAATGGTCACTAGTGATTTAAGTGACCTTCCATTGAGTGGTCACACTGGAACACAAAGAAACATCCCCTTCATTATAGAAGAGGAACATAGAACTTACAATTGGAAGAGCGGGAAAGAACAAACGACAGCAATGACAAGAGGTAATCCTCTGTATGGTACTGAAGAGCCAAGGCTTAATGAATTTAGAGCTACAAGGCAAGAGAGAGGAGATGTAAAGAGATATTTGAAAGGGAAACAGACCACTAGAGCAAAGGCAAGATATCTTAAAGCGCAAATCAGTAAATCTCCAAAAGGGTTTTTGAAGTATGCCGCTCGTAGATTACCGGGAGTAGCTTTAAATCCTTATGTTATGTCAGCAGGAATGTTAGCTTGGTATATGATGGGTAAATCAGACGGAGAAATGGAACTTGATGAGATAGTATAGGTTTTTTTTCAACGAAAATCGAAATTCTGATGGGCTACTTTTAGCCTTTTAAAAAAAATAAAACCGATTTAGTTTTTTTAGCAATTTTTACAAAGTGCTTTTTAGCATATGAGTAGGTAAGAATCGCTTACATAGTGGGGGGACGAAAGGGTTGATAACGCCCCCCACCACAGACACTGAGTTAACTTAGGCTTGGTCTAACACAGTTTTTAAAATATTGACAACCATCAGTACTCTCAATAAAACAATCTTTGCCATAGTATTTTTTGTGGACTCTTTGAAATATCTGCCCTGAGTCCTCTCCTCTTATAAAAAGTACACCTAAGCATTTTCCAGTATCCCAATTAGCACAATGTTGCAAAGCCGTTCTTTTATTACTCACAGTTAACGCCGGGTTCACAGATTTCTGCTCCCGTTCTTTTCTTAACCTCTTCACGCTGTCTTTCCTTTTCCATCCCTATTAATTTGTTCGATAAGTTACCAAAGAAATTTGAAAGTTCCTTGTTTTCCATTTCCATTGAACAAATATATAGTTCCTCCTGAGAAAGTCTTACAACCGCTGTATTCATCAACACTTTATCAGCCTTGCTAACCAAGGGCTCTCTCTCTGTTTTACTCTTTATGATAAATTGAGATTTTAGAGCATCGCTTATCTTTCCAGATAAAGTCGTTCTCTTTTCTTTTGTTATATCCAAATCATAAACAGCTAGAATTGCACTTATTAATTTTACCATATTTAGTTCTCCTATTTAAAAAGTTAAGGGGAGAGTACTCGATAGCATTGCTCTCTGACTCTCCCCCGTATTCTCGACACAACTTAAAACTCTTATTATGATTAGCCAACCATTTCAGATGTTCAGCCTAGATTTTATTAAATGAAAGTTGCACATTAATCTGACGCAAACCTCCTGTTTCTTTTATGTATTCCAGAAACAGATTTAATTATTACTAGTAGTTGTATCTTGAAATTCTGTACCAGCTCTTAAAAGTTTTTGAATATACCTTCTTCGCTTGGTGTTCTTTAAGATAGCAGGGTTATCTTTTATTTGCTCTTGTTCCTTTCTATAAACACGAGCTTTTAATTGAGTGAATCTCTCAAATCCTGCTCCTCCGATTTCAATAGTGCCTTTTACTAATAAATTATAATAAAATACCAGTAATGCTAAATCGGAAAAATGTAAATCAATATAAGTTCTGTCTCCCGAAAATTCAACAGGCTTACCATCATAGTTAAGAAATTTATATTTATTCATTAATATCTGCCTCCTTTGGCTAATTTTCTCATAACATACTCACTTAATTCATCTGGTAATTCAATCACCAATTGGAGTAATAGAGAAAAATCTTCTTCATCTAGCGGACCTTTTCGCATGTTACAAGATTTGCATATTAATTGCAAATTATCTGCTACACTGTCTCCACCTTTTGAAAGTGGAACAATATGGTCACAAGCTATATTCCTATATGTAAGTACTTTAGTGCAATATTTACACTGAAGCCCATATACATCTAAAAACATTTTCTTTAATTCAGGCAATCCAATCTTAAACTTCACATCATATTCAACTGCACGCCTCTTTAATGAAGACTTCAAGTTACTTATCTTTGCTGAAAGTTTTTTATAAGCTCTCTGCCAATAATTACCATGAATTGGTATCAATACCACCTTGAAGTCTTCTTTATTCATTTCTTTTTTCTTTTAAAATCATTTAATAGAGTACATGGTAACTCTAAATACTTTTTATTATTATCATTATACTTATGTATTTCTCCAACATCAATCATGTTCCATACATCCTGTAATCTCATGACAAACCTTTCATCAAGTGTATTAGAATAAATAAAGAATAGCACAGGTGCTACCCCGTTCCATAAATTGTACTGATTCAAATCATCAATCTTGAATTTTGCACTCTCGGTACAGCCTTTAATCTCAAGAAAATTAAATTGGTTTTTTACAACTATAAACATATCGGGCATACATCTTAAAAACTCTGGTACTTTAAACCATATTTGACTAGGTATCCTGTCATTTTTAGAATCAAAACCTATGTTTTTATATACAATGTTTGAGGAATTAAGATACTCCTCTGCCATTACCTGTGCTACATCTATTCTATTTGTATTACGCAAATGAAAATCACCGTCACTATCTGATACAGTACCGTCAAATTTATCAACTAATAATCTTGCTGATTTCTCATTAACTTTTAAAGTATCTAAGAGAGTCATTTCTCTTCAATCTCATCTAATATTTCAAATAATATTTTTCTATCTTCTACTAAATATTCTATAATATTCTTCAATCTTACAATTACGCTCCACCATAGTAAAAGCATACATACCCACATAAATTCATAAAATGGGAAATGTTGTTCCTCAACTACTGTTTGTATCCATTCCATATTATCCTCCTTAAAAGTTTGGGGGGTTCCACAGAGAGAAAATATACTAGAAGTATACCATCGTAGTTGTGGAGAAGAGTGGAGACCCCCCAAGGGTTAATTTAACTTATTCTTCATCCTCTTCGTCAATATCGTCAGTATCACAATTGTTACAAACAATATTAAGTTCAGAATCATCACTTTCTGTAGTCCCATGTTCTTCATAAACAGTATCAGTGTCTCCACAATGTGGGCACTCGATATCATCTGTTTTATCTCCACCTATGGGGTAATCTTTCGGTGTATTCATACTCTTTTTCTCGGTCTTCCCCTTTTCTTCGGTTTTAACATTTCTCTTTTCCAATCACCAATATCTGATATTTGTTCAGCATGGAAATCTTGGTTCAGTTGCATTTCGTTAATTTGGGGTACCTGTTGTTCCATGCTTAATTGCATTTCGTTAATTTGGAACGACTGTTGCTCTATGCGTAACTGCATTGCTTCAATAGCCTTTTTATTTGACCATGTAAAGTTACTTAAAAGTTGTAACTTTGTCCATAATCCATTCTTTTTTTTCCTTTTCCTAAAAGGATTGTAAAGTACTCTCATTATCTTATTCCTAATTCAAGGTTAAGTTCTAGTTTCCAGAGTATTATTTGACATAGTATATGACTACTATCATTGTCTTCGCATATATAATGGATAAATCCAATAGAGAAAAATTTAAAAAGCGTAAACTTTATAGCATTTTCACCAGTTCTTATGTAAAAGATATATTCCATCATGAGCGTTTAACTCTCTTCACTTTTTGTATGCTGGCACCATTGGGCAATTCTATCCCTTCTTTTGCAAGGGACATACAAGCCTTTCTGAGCTTAGCTTTGTCTACTTTTTGCACTATTTCTGTTTTAATGAAATCATCTGGAAGTGCGCTCTGGTCAAGAATGACAACAGAACCATATGTTTCATAGAGCTTATACCTCGCAGTATCTGTTTCCAATACACCATTTTCATCACCAAGTTCTTCGATTAACATCGGCAACAGTACCTTGTTTAAGTAATCGGAAGTTCTTGTAAGGGCGTATTTTCTATTACGAAGACGAGCAATTTCACTTTTATGTACTTCTATCTCTGCATCTATTAGGTATTCTCTCTCCTTGATATTTTGTGAGAAAAAGTCAATGCCATCAGCCTTGCCTTTTATCTTCCTTTGTATCAAAGCCTGCTCCTCTAAAAGAGCAGGGAGAGTTTCTTCGTTAGTGTCCAGCTCCATCCTTAATACAATGTCCATATGGTCACCAATTAATTCTCTTGCTGTTTGTTTCTTTTTATCTCTACTCATAATCTCTCCTTAACCTAAATGACGGTCTCCATTTCAAAGGAATATCTTCAAAAAGTTCACCATCAGAGTTTTTAAACAACGATAGATATTTCATGGTATCTTTAGCTTGCCCATTTATACCAATGACTTTACGAGACGCATTCTCAATAGCACCACTACCTTTACCAGCATATAAATCAAGAACATCTGCTTTAGAGTATTCTCTACTTACCTGTGACAATTGTATAATTATTATATCATTATTAACAGCCATGTTTGATAGACTGTGACTAATATATCTCACACCTTCATATTCCCCTCTATGGGCTGGACCGGGGTCAATAAGGTCAATATAATCAACAACTACGACTTGAGGGTCTAGCTCTTTAATCTTTTCAGCTATGTCATCAATCGTTGGTTGTATAGTCTGTATAATAATGTGGTCTAATAATCCTTTATGGTCTTCTGCTATTTGCTTTGCGTTCTGTTCTACTTGTTGTTTATCTACATCGGCAACTATCTGAATATGTCTTTTATGCATGTACCAATCACTCAATTCTAAACTTAAATACAATGTATTCAGTTGTTGGTCTGGGTCTATTCTGTCTTGTGCAGAATTATAACCACAGATAATATTTTGAGCAATCGTTGTTTTCCCCGAGCCAGTAGGACCAAAAATAGTCACTAATTCACCGGGATAAATCATGCAATCCAAATTTGGGAGCCCAAAGATTTTTGATAAATCTATAGTTTTCCCACTAAAATCTGTTGACAATCTTTCTTCTAATCTCCGTTGCAATTGTGTGAAGTCCTTTACATCTATAGTATAGTCCTTCCTCTTGTAATGAATACATTGTGTTTGACACCTAGCTTTCATCTCTGGGTCTTTACAACCATATTGATACCCATTATTGTACACGCTTTCGACCTTCTCCAAAATAATGTTCTCCGATAACTGGTCGCCATTCCAGTAAAGTAATGCGGCTTTTGTAGCATCACTTGGTATCCCATTTCTTCTGAAGTGTGAAGCAATTCTGAGTATTATATTGTTTCTACTACCAGCCTGTGGTCCTTCTTTCCACATAATTTGTACACAGGGTACAACCTTATTAGGTTCGGACACAGCTTTGAAAGCCCTTACGGGCTCAACGGCAGTTTTGATAGATTTATCTAAGGATTCATCTCCCCACATAACATCTTCCCAATCAATACAGGATGGTTCTCTAGCCAGAGATTTAACTTCGTCAAACTTCATACCAAGAAAAGTCTTAAATGGCATAAGAGTCTTAAATAGATTAGATTTAGGGTTCTTTGTCCCTTCTTCCCTATATATAGCAGTTCTCATGTAAACAGCGGGGTCAATATCCACGCTTGTTATCAATTGAGTTAAAGTCTGCTTAACTATATAAGGCAAGTCTTGATGAGGTTTAAATCCAAAACAATCGGCACTAACAAGTATATGATACCCTGTGCCACTGAAATAAATTCTGTAATTCCCATCCTTTAAACCTAATTCCATTAATTCTTTTACGCAAGTCTGTGCTTGTTGTAAGGTGTAACTATCACTATTGTCTTTTTTATCAATATCAATAAGAATATTATCACAATATCTCTTACCAATATAATCTTTTAAAGAGTGGTTAGTTCTTACAAAGTCAACAGCATTGACATCATATAAATAATGAGACCTATAAATAGGTATACTGCTTCCCTTAGCAAAGAATTCATCTAAGTTTTTCTGGTATTCTCCAAGAGTCATAAGGAGTCCCCGTTGCTGAGGACTCCCTATTGCTACTTCAACATATAATTCCACTATTTATGTAGTTGGTATACCCGTGAAACTAAAACGGCAATTCGTCTGCTGACGCAGTCGCTGTCGTTGAAGGAGACTTGGCAACATCTGTAGAAGATGCCTCCTTAAGAAAGCCCTTTTGTTGCATGTAGGTTACATAACTCGAAAGTTCTGCTTTCCCTTTTGCATCATTAGTGCATATCTTGCCAAGTACTCTTTTATATATCTTATCGCCAGACTTTTTAGGAGCCTCACGATATATGTATATATAAAATCTTAGGGGTGCTTCCAACATGGGGTTGTCAGACCCGTTCATAGTATTAATATGAGCGTTTAGAGCACCAGTGATACTTGTAATGGCTGTGCCATCTTCGTTCTCCCACTCGCCCTCTGTATTTATTCCGCCAGTAAACCCAATAGCATCTTTAAAATAATTAAAGTGTCTAATCATTTTATTAGCTTGTATACTGCCATCCGCTTCTCTTTCAAAAGAACCTTTAATGGCATGTACTTGGGGGTACTTGCTTCCTTTCAGGGTAAAATGTACATCTACCCATATATCAGCCCAATCAAATTGGTCTGACTTGTCTTCAACCTTCATGACACCAGCTTCAAAGTAACCAGTAAAATCATTGTTGGTAGAAGAAGTTTTGGTTTTTAATAACGCCATGTTATTTAACCTCCTCTTCTGTGTATTCTGTGATTGCCTTTGTTATATCATCGTATGTGAAAGGCAAGAGTTTCCCATTTAAAGGTCGTAGCCTTGAGCCAACTGTTCTCTCATCATAAGCCTGAAAAGAGACATTAGGTACAAGTTCGTCTTTTTCGACAGTACTATAACCTATAACATCTGCTCTGGCACAAAGTGCATAGCCTAAACCTCTTGGGAGGTCAGGACTTAATTGTACTTTTCCGTCTTGCATTTGGGATTGTTTTGAATGGGAAGTAATCACTAAGGTAGAACCATGTTTCTTCATAAGCATTTGTAAACGCTTAACTAAATCAACATTTTTCCTCCTAGCTTTTCCCCAATCAGCTCCCCACTGACCTTCACCCATAGATGTAATACCAAGTTCTTCACATACGGCATGTTCAATCCAGCCGTTAATAGTATCGACAGTATCGATAACTAAAGTTTCATATGGTAACTTAGTCCAATTATCCTTTAACCAAAGATAAACTTCAGCTAAAGAATAGACTTCCATGGGTTTCCCTTTATCCTTCCCAACACGGTTATAATAACCTCGTTCCTTAATAGGAACAATGTGCTTATCTCCTTGCTCATCAAGCGTAAAGGGGGGGTTTAATGATGCAACTGTAATAACATTTGCACCGTCAACAAAATCAGCACCTAAATCTGTATCGAGAACAAGAACACCTTTAGTGCCCTTCTTCGACCAGTTAGCCGCCGCAGTTGTTTTGCCCGTTTTGGGCTGACCGATAAAATACCAAGTCAGCCCACCGGGATGTTCTGTCCAATCAGTTGAAACTGTTCGGGGTTGTATTTGCATACGACATGTCCTCCACTATAATAGGGGTATTTGAATCATCTTCTCCACAGTAAAAGTTCATCATCTTTATGTCTAAAGGCGATAAACCTTGCCAAATATACTGATAAAAAGGTCTTTCTGTCAAGAAATTAAACAGTTGGGTTACCCCTAAACCTGCAATTAAATTGGCACAAAAGATTGTATGTTTCATGGTACAAGGTGCTTCCTCTCCAGATTCTCCGTTAGGGAACCAATAGTCCATATAAACATCGCTATTCTTTGTCACAGTAATACAAGACATTGTTAAAGCATCCATTCTCATGTCTATAAACACTTCTCTATCTTCTTTTTCTTTCCACTTTTCGTAAACTAGTTTTCTTGAATCCATACTATCTGTACATACTATGGTTTTGTCGGACAAGACTTGACCGTTGCCCGTGAATTTCTCCACGAGCATTTCGGTCTTAACATCTTCTCCACCATAGTTTTCTGCTATCTTATTTGCCATTTTACATTTAGAGTTATCATCACCTCTGGAATACCACTCTTCTGGATACAGAGTTGTACCAAAATTATGTTCTTCCATTGTATCGTCATCATAACCCCTTATAAAATCAAAACCCATAGTAGCTAGTAACATAATTACTGCGCTTCCTATACCGCCTAAACCTACGATTGTTACATCGTCAAGCTTCTGTTGTGGTATTAAGTCTTGATTTCTCAGGTGTTTCCGGGAGAGCGAGGACATCCATAACCTCCTTTGCATTAGCGTTAGATGAATCGTTCCAAGAGTTTATAAAACTGAGATCGTCAATCCCCAATTCTTTTAACTCGTCTTTGAAAGTTTCAAACAAAATCTGGTTATCTTTATAAGCTTCCGCTAGTAAAGTGATATAACCACTTTCGGGTTCAGCCATATAAGCCGCCCGATGTTGTAAACCTTCTATGACTCTTTTGTCACTGTTAGTGTTACCTGCTTCATGACCAAATGGGTAGCCATACCCACCACTTCCATTAAAGAGAGTTCCTTGATTATATTGTCCATTTCTGTAATAACCAGTAGTCACTACAACAGATTCTACTTTCTTCTTCTTCTCTAATCCCTTTGCAATGTAACTCCATTTCTGTTCATCTACATCTGGTGGCATGATTAACTGAATATCAGCTTCATCTGCTTCTTCAACATGTACAATTTCATATTGGTCAGCATATGATACTGCAAATGCAAACTTCTCTTTCTTACTTGCTACAACAGTAGAACAATAAAAGTTCTGTATTGGAGCATTGTCTTCCAGACAGTCTGTATCAGTTCCACTAAAGAAAGCACCCATAGTATGGTGAGAATGTATTATTCCCATCATACACTTTTCTGTCTCTGGGAAATTTTTCCAAGTTTTCTTGAGTATTTTTGCAGTATCGCCAGCGTCTATTACTGTTCTAGTCCCGTGACCTAAGTCAACAGGATGAAAATGAACTAATTCAAATCCCGAAGGATATTTTTCATCTTTTTCGAAATGTGGCTTGTACCATGCAGGTCCACTCCACTCAGTTGACGGGAACTTCTTTAAAAAGTAGTTCACTTTGTTCCATGTTCGGTAAGGTATTCTTAAGAACATTTTTTAACTCCTTGCTTTTTGTAGCATATCCAGAAATAAATTCTCTATATGCAGTTGTTATTACTATTTTGTCCATTGTGTCTCTGAGCTCTTTTGCCTCTACAAGACTTTTGGGGAATTCTGGGAATAATACATCCCACAGTCTGTGACAGTTTTTTAACTGCCCTGCCCTCTCGTCTTTATCAAGGTCTCTAATGTCATATAAATAACCATTCATGTACTTACTCATTGCATCTTGGTCTTCTATATTACATCTCACACTAATGGTCTCACTTAACCAGTTGCCCATATTCCCAAACTCTCCAATAACCCATTGTTGAAAGAATCTAGACATCATTTCAGTCCAAGCATCATTAATACTTAATGATACACCTTTGTAGGTCTTACTAAAATCAACTTTTGCAATTTTAGATGAATTTCCAGTTAATAATAAATTAATAATATCACGCTGGTGTTCCATCTTGACATTTTGCGAACCTTTTCTCATACTTCTAAAGGTTGATGCTATTTTATCAAATAAAATAAACATAAAGTTGTATTCAGGAAGATTCTCCTTAATAGAGTATGACTGTTCTTTATAGACAAACAGATTACCATCGAATCTTGAGTCACTATCATTTTCACTTAGATAACCTTCTTCAGTTAACATCGCATAATCATGATTTCTTAACACTCTTGCTTCTTGGTAAGACTCTTCAAAGACAGCCGCTGGTTCTGAGTTTCTTACAGCCTGTTCCCAGCTTATCAGTTTATCCATTATTTCATTAATATTATTGTTTTTACCTAATAATAATAACAAATTAGAACAACCATCGGTTCTTGGGCTATTACCTTCACTATCGGCTTGTCCAAACAATTGCATCAAACTGCCAAATCTGTAATCACTACCAGAATTAACCGTTCTGACCATCTCTAACTGACTTGCTTTGTCTTCAATGTTATGGTAATTAACATGTGCCCAAGTATCCAGTCCAGCAAAGAATAGTGCTTTTAAATCACCATATGACCAAGTATACCCTGAGCGTTTATTAATCCATTGAGTAATTCTAAGACTAAGTTCACAATCACTCCATTTAGCATTAAAGTTGTGCCAATCTGTGTATTCTTTCATCATTTCTTCATAATCATCTTCATACTCGTCTCTATCAGGATAATTTAAACATACACGAGGTGATTCAACACCTACTATGTCATGGATTTTCTTGATATAATAAGAGTATTGACGATTGTTCATTTCTTCATTATCTTCATAAAGAAAGAAATTGATGAGTTTACTCCAAATGTTCCAGTTCTCATTCTCTTCAGCACAAAAATCAATTAACCAATCTTCTCCAAGAACACTTACTAATACATTGTTGTATGTTCTTGCTAAATCTGGTCTTCCAAGGTTTAAATTACCACCCGTACACCAAGGAAAAGGTTGACGATGATGTGCTCTGTCAGTTGGTATCCTATCATGGTCATATACATTTACATTGAAAAATGTACTACGATAGTTATAATCACAAAGAAATCCCCTTAGTGTCTCTACTTGATGATAAGCAGTTTGTCTCTGTGAATCTTCAAGATTACCAGCCCAATATCCCCAACAAGCCTGTGCTTGTGCGTCAATATGAGGATGATAAAGTTTCTGAAAAGGAAAATCAGCTAATTTATAAGCATCTTCAACTTTTTCTTCCATTAAATATCCTATAGGTTTACATTTCTGTAAGAATCTTACATGACAAGGTTCATAACCAGTCAGTCTAGCTCCTTTCTTCATGTCCCAAGCAACATATACTGGTGGAAGATAAAAGTATTTCTTTACCCGTATTCTACAATCTCTTAAAATTAGCATTAAATACTCTCTTTTTTCATCATATATAAATTCGTATTCTTTTAAAAATTTATAAACTTCTTCACCTACAAATTTTTCAGGAATACTTATTTTATTAGCAAAAAGATTATTTATCATTTCTTCAGATTTTATTTCATATTTTACAGTTTCTCCAGTATTGGTGTATCCTGTATATTTTACTGTTTCTTTTCCAGTTAATCTCTTTAGTTTTCTTTCTTTTGATGCAAACATAAGGATTTCCTCCCTGTTAGTTATTAATTCGTTGCAAAGTGCAACATTATGCAACAAGGGTATAGGTTATTTGTTTCCCTATACCCCGTTACGGTATTCGAAAGCAGTGCTAAACTACCGCACTTGAACTTTAAAAGTTCTGTGCCCAGACTCTTGGCGAGCTTTCTGGAAAGAGACTACTGCCCCGTCTTTAAGACGAGTATTTGCAGTAGCGGCTTTACCACCAACATAGATAGCCACTTGGTTATCCGTGATGCCAAAACCTTCTTTCTCAGCAATCTCCGCAGGAGTGGATGCTTCCACAGTCTTAGGCACGCCACCAGTGTGGTATGCCATATAGCGAACTTCAGCCATTAATAGACCTCCGATATGCTTTGAAGGTAATTACTTACGCTTCTGGTTGTCACTGCACTTGCAGTCTTCCTAATGAAAAATCGAGCAATAGGTTTCTTTCCATCCTTAATCATAGTCTTTCTGTAAATACCTTGAGCCCTTCTCAAGATAAATACGCCTTCTTCATATGATGGATAGATACCTATTAACACTTTCTCCCATTCAGTGGGAACTTCTACTTTCTCACCCTTTATGGTGACTTTCTTTGTCTTGAACCACGATGTATAAGACACTTCAAAATTTACCTTCTGGTTCGTAGCCATGGTGCCCTCGTCTTATGTTGTTTCCATAATTCTCTTAAACGGAGATTACCGTTGGCTTTCAATGCTTCGTTTCTCCACCAAATCATTTTCTTACTAACCTGATTTAATTTTACACCAAGCATAATACATATAAGGATAAGTCCAACCATTGTTAGACTTACCCCTAAAGGAATTAGTAATATTTCCATCTTATCTCTCCATAAAATAATTAAAGATAAAGAAGGAGATTATACATAGTACGATTATTATTAATGCAGTATACATGTTACTATACTCTCTTATTTATGGCGACTATCAAAGATAATACGCCCGTTAGGAATTATAACTGCTACTTTTCCTTTGCCATGTGGCTGTACACCACAGACAATATCTGGATACTTCTCTTGAAGACCCTTCACAGTTAACTCGGTTGGTGTTCTCTTTGAGAACTTGGGCTTCATATAAGCCTCCTTTCTTTGTTATAAAAAATCTTTATTATCACACCACTATCACAATTAAGACAAGACTTTCACTTGCCATCACTTTCGTGCATATATGGTTAATATATGTGCTTGTTTCTTGCATACTCAATTGTGACAGCTCACCAG